ACTGAAAAATTAATTGATCCTAATGCGGCTGTGGATTTTATGTACAGCCAAGCTGTGATATTTGCCCAAGCAAAAGCCAATCGATTTTATTTAGAGGAGTATCGCAAGACATTAAAAGCCGAATTATGTAAAGAGGCTCTTGAGGCAGGCTATGAGGCTGTGAATGCCCAAGAGCGAGAGGCGTATAGCAACCCCCGATACAAAGCTCACCTGACGGCCATTAAAGAGTCTATACAGGTCGAAGAGCAACTGAGATGGCAGTTAGTGGCGGCACAGGCCAGAATCGACGTATGGCGCTCACAAGAGGCCAGCCATCGAGCATTTGACAAGGCAGTGGTATGAACAACAAATTGACAACAAAAGAACGTGCTTACGTGAATTTAGTCAAGTTGTTGCCCTGCTCTGTATGTGATGCGGCTGGACCTAGTAGTGCCCACCATGTTAAACAGGGGAACCAATACACCGTAGTTGCGTTGTGTTGGGACTGCCACCAAGGGCCAATGCTAGGCTGGCACGGGCAAAAGAGAATGTGGGACATCAAAAAGATGGATATGAATGATGCCTTAAATACAACAGTCAGGCGAGTCATTGATGAATTGGGCGAGTTTTTTGATCCTAAATAACCCCACAGTTGCGTAGGTCATTAATTTATAGTTAAAATTAAACCACTGCACAACGCAGGCACTTAAACAAATAGGACCCAAAATGACACACCCATTCGAAAAAGCAGGTTTAGGCAAGGCTCCCTTCTCATGCACAGGCGTAAGCGAAAATGTATGGGATAACGGAGACGGTACTACTAAGGGCGGTGGCGTTTGCGATTACTGTGGCACAGGTATCCGCTGGGAGTTCTGGATTAAGGGTTCAATTGCAGGTGCCAAGCAATTCAAGGTTGGATGCGATTGTGTTGCTAAGACTGGCTGGGGTATTGACCGCTTTTTAGAAGTCCGCGCAGAGCATACACGTGCCCGCCGTCAAGCTGGCGCACAAAAGCGTCGTGAGGCCCGTCAAGCACAATTGGCCGCAGAACGTGCTCAGAGAGATGCACAGCGCTTTGAGGCTACCCAATCATGGCGCGATGCCAACAGCGCCTTAGTGGCCCGTTTAGCGGCATATGAGGGCACAAACGAATTCCTACGTAGCGCACACCAAAACATCGTTCAGTGGGGCAAGTTGACAGACCGTCAAGTTGAGGCAGTAGAGTCCTGCTTTGCTGTTATTGAGCGCCTTGAGTTTGCCCGTGCTAACAGCCAGCACCTAGGCGCTGTGGGCGAAAAAATTACTTTGTCTTTGACTGTAGAAAATATTATTGCAATCGATGGCTACTACGGTAGAACTTACATCACCATAGCCCGCGATGAAAACGGCAATGCTATTACTTACAAGGGTGCAGGCCGTCTCATTGGATCTAAGGGAGAGACACATACAGTCAAGGCTACAGTCAAAGAGCACACCGTGTATAACGGCGTAAAACAGACTGTTGTACAAAGACCAACAAAAGTAAAATAAATAATAACCCCACGGTTGCGTGGGATATTAACTTTCGGTTAAGATAGAGTCACTGCAACAGAGCAGGCATTTAAACAAAAGGAACCAAAATGAACGCAATTACCAACATCGAACTCTCAGCACTCCAAATCAGCGAGGCTGACATCCTAGGCAACTTGCTCGCACAGATTGCCGAGTTGACAGCAGAGGCTGACAAAATCAAAGACAGCCTAAAAGACGCCGCCTCTATCGGTGGACCAAAGGTAGTCGAAGGCGCAATGTTCAAAGCCACATACGTAGAGGCAAACCGCAAGACCACCGATTGGAAAGCTATTGCAGAAATCTACAACATCCCCGACGAAGTAATCATTGAGAATACTAAGGTCAGCGCTGTTTACTCCATCAAAGTCACATCACGTTAAACCAACCGCCCCTACGGGGGCATTTAAAGGAACAATCATGAAAACAGAAATTGAAACAGTTATTAAAACTCAAGACGAAGTTCGGGTATCAGTGTCAGACTTTGGCGATGACGTCTGGATCTGTTTAATGGGCCATAGCGCGACTTTTAGCGCAACATTGACCAAGGGTGAGGCAGAGCAGTTAATTGTGGGTTTGCAGGCAGTTTTGTCTAAGAGTTAAAATCAACACACCAACAAAAAGGAACCAAAGATGAAAACAGAAATAACACTAGCAGATTTTTCCAATCAATTTGAGTCAGATGAAGTCATTGTGGCTTATGAGGCAGTGGACAACAACGAAGACCATGGGTATAACTTAGAGGTGTTCGTTTTTACTTTAGACGGCATCAACATCACAGACGAATTGACTCCGTACGAACTTCAGCGTTACGAAGAAGAAGTTGAAGAGCACATTCAAGCACTGAACGACGACTGGGAACTGGTTTAAGGAGTAATATAAATGGACTACGCAGACGCATTTTCAATGGGTGAAGAGTTCACTGCCTTGCAAGTATTGGCATTTGGATTAAAGACCGATACAGACGTTTCTGACCTGTTGGCCTACCTTGGGTATAGGGCAGACAAAAACGGCCGTCTGGAGCCCGCTAAAGAGCTTCTAGGCACATTGCCTGAGGGGGTTAAACATGGACTATGAGGCCAAAAACGCTTTTAACGAGTACAACAAGCAAATTTTTATGGGTTGTACCTCACTGGAGGAGAGTTGGTTCATCAAGGGTTTTATGTACGCAAAGGACCCTGATAGGCCACAGTTTTCAAAAGATCACCTCATACCCGTTAAAATCCATGGGTGTGGGGATTGCACTTTTTATGCTTGCGAAAAGGGTTGTACTTGTGAATGATGTACAATAACCAAAAATTAATTAACAAAGAGTAAATGATTGAAGAAATCAAAACGTACCATGGTAAAGTCAGAGGCGATGTACGTAACAGACGGCTTGAAGTGATAGTAGGATATATTTACAAATGCACCCACTGTGGTAAAATCTGGAGTACGAAAGATGACACAAAAGCTCACGACTGCCAAGGCAAAGACAACTGCGACGAAGGCAAAAACCGCAAAGCCGCCGAGCCCGCCAAAAGAACGTAAGACAGTACTCAAACCCAAGCAAAACATAGTAGACGCGCGAACCACTAAAGCACCGACCATGGTAGAGGTCCAAGACCACGAATGGATGAATTGGGTCGAATACGCGCAGAGCCGCATCAGATATCTAGAGAACAAGTTGGCCACAGCATTAGATACGATCGACGCCCAAAAGGCCAATATTGACCGCCTAAACCGCAGAGTCTTGCAAGGATAGAAGACAAGACTTAAACTAATGACAGTGCATAGGACTTTTAAGGATAAGGGAATGCCTGACAACACACAACAACCCGCGCCGCCCAAAAAGATGGGAAGACCATCAAAATACAGCGATCACCTAGCGCAAGTGATCTGTTTACGTATAGCTGAAGGCGAAAGCTTAAACAAAATCTGTAAAGACGACGAGATGCCCGAAAGAGTAACAATCTATCGTTGGTTGCTCGAAAAGGAAGACTTTTGTAACAATTATGCTCGCGCTCGTGAAGATCAAGCCGAGACTCACGCTGACGAAATCGTGGATATTGCTGATCAACTGCCCTACCAGATCACTGACAAAGACGGCAACATCAGGATTGATTCGGCATACGTCCAGTGGCAGAAGAACCGCATAGACGCCCGTAAATGGGTTGCATCCAAGCTGAAGGCCACCAAGTACGGTGATGTACTCAAACACACTGGCGACGCGAATAACCCCCTTGTTGTGGACGTTATGGCTAAAGAAGTGGTGACCACTCTAATTAAGAACGTCGAGATGAAGCGTCAATTGCAAAATGCAACTTGAACTACTTGATGAGATCAAAGAACAACTAGAAAACCCTGAGTTGCAGGGCCACTTAGCTAAACTGTCCCCCGAAGATCTGGCCGCCTTTCAATGGCGCATGAATTGGTTAGCGACCGCTCACAATCATCAGATCGAACCCGCAGGCGACTGGTACACGATTCAATTGGTCCTTGCTGGCCGTGGCGCAGGCAAGACTAGGATGGCCGCTGAGACGATTGGCTGGTGGGCGTGGACCCAACCTAAGACCCGATGGCTGGTTGCCGCTCCAACAAGCGCTGACGTCCGAGGGACCTGCTTTGAGGGTGACTCTGGACTACTCAGTGTTATCCCTGATATTTTGATTGAAGACTACAACAAGTCTATTGGCCAGATCACGCTGAAGAACGGCTCATTGATCATTGGCATCCCAGCGTCCGAACCCGAGCGGTTCAGGGGTCCACAGTTTCATGGGGCATGGCTGGATGAGTTGGCCGCATGGGATTACATCCAAGAGGCGTGGGACCAGATTCAATTCGGCGTCCGACTAGGCCAAAAGACCAAGATCATAGCGACCACCACCCCACGGCCCAAGGACCTCATTGTTGACCTTGTAGGACGCAATGGAGACGACGTAGTGGTCACGACGGCATCCACGTACGACAACATTGCTAACCTTGCTCCAAGCTTTCAAAAGCAGATCTTGCAGTATGAGGGCACCAAGCTCGGCCGCCAAGAGATCTATGCCGAGATTCTGGACCCTGAGGACACTGGCATCATCAAGCGCTCGATGTTTAGACTATGGCCCGACCGCAAGGCGTTCCCTAAGTTTGAGTACATTCTCAGTTCTTATGACGTCGCCTTTACAGACAAGACTGTCAATGATGCCACAGCGAATATTGTGTTCGGTTGCTTTAAGCCAACAGACGGCCCAATGAGCGTAATGGTGATTGACTGCTGGCAAGACCGCCTACAGTACCCAGATCTGCGCCCCAAGGTAAAAGAAGAGTTCGAGGTAGTCTATGGTGAGGGCAAGGACAAAAAGCGCATAGACTTGATTCTGGTGGAGAACAAGGCCGCAGGAATCTCGCTCATCCAAGACTTACAGAGGGCGCACTTGCCTGTGAGGGCGTATAACCCTGGCAATGCCGACAAGACCCAACGCTTGAACATTGTGTCCAACATCATCGCCCATGGCCGTGTCTGGATACCCGAGAGCAGTAAGAACAAAGGCTACGTCAAGGACTGGGCCGAGGGGATGGTCAGCCAAGTATGTTCATTTCCCGAGTCAGCCCACGACGACTATGTGGACGCCATGACGCAAGCACTGCGCTACCTGAGAGACTCTGGATGGCTAGACATTGACGGACCTGCACCTGAGGCGTATGACGAAGACGACTTGATCGATGCAGGCATGGTCAAGCAAAAGGGCAACCCCTATGCTCAATAAAGTGTTGACAAGTGTTGATAAGCTTGATTACAATAAAGGCGTTGCAGTCGAGTGCAATGAAGTTAGGCCATTTAGTGATGTACCTTGCCCCCAAATCGGGGGACTCGACCAAGTTACATCATTAAGTGGCTTTTTTATTGACCGACACAACCCTCAGGGCGGGTTAGCTAATGGTCTATGGTTTTGGACGCACCCAATTAAGAAACTGCGCTTACTGGCAAGACGGCGCGTGAACTTGCAGACGGTATCA